GAAGATACTTGAGATACAAAATTTGCGTATTGGCTTGCCGTTGGAACCGATGCAATTGCACGTGCACAAATCCTCTAAGTGGCAAAAAATAGAATATCCAAAAGAACTAAGTAAACTTAAAAACATATTTGACTGGAGATCATATCCTGAAGATCAAAAAGAAAAGTGGTACGATTATATAGACGAAGAGTTTAAGCGTAGAGACGAAGGCTTTTGGTTTACAAATAATAGCAAGCCAACGTATATAACAGGTAGTCATTATATGTACTTGCAATGGAGTAAAATAGATGTAGGCGCGCCTGACTTTAGAGAAGCAAATAGAATATTCTTTATATTTTGGGAGGCTTGTAAGGCTGATAAAAGATGCTACGGTATGTGTTATCTTAAAAACAGAAGATCTGGTTTTAGTTTTATGTCTTCAGCTGAAACAGTTAATTTAGCCACTATATCAAGTGATAGTAGATATGGTATACTATCTAAAAGTGGTGCTGATGCTAAAAAAATGTTTACAGATAAAGTTGTACCAATATCAGTTAACTATCCTTTCTTTTTTAAACCGATACAAGATGGTATGGATAGGCCTAAGTCTGAACTTGCGTATAGAGTGCCAGCTAGTAAGTTTACACGTAGAAAAATAGTAGCTAACGAAGCTCAAGAAGATTTAGTAGGATTAGATACTACTATTGATTGGAAGAATACAGGTGACAACAGTTACGACGGTGAGAAACTTAATTTGTTAGTACACGACGAAAGTGGTAAATGGGAAAGACCAGACAACATATTAAATAACTGGAGAGTCACAAAAACATGTCTAAGATTAGGTGCTAGAATAGTAGGTAAGTGTATGATGGGTAGTACTAGCAACGCTTTAGATAAAGGTGGTAATAATTTTAAAAAGCTATATTATGATTCAGACGTTACAAAAAGAAATCGTAATGGACAAACAAAGTCTGGTTTATATTCTCTTTTTATCCCAATGGAGTGGAACTACGAAGGATTTATTGACCAATACGGACAACCTGTATTTAATAACCCAAGTGATGATGTATACGGACCGGACGGTGAACTAATAGATTATGGCATAGTTGATCACTGGAACAACGAGGCTGAAGGTTTAAAAAATGATCAAGATGCTTTAAATGAATTTTACAGGCAGTTTCCACGTACTGAAGAACATGCATTTAGAGACGAGGCAAAGAATAGTATATTTAACTTAGTAAAAATATACGAGCAAATAGATTATAACGACGGAACAAGAAACTCATCTACTTATTCTACTGGTAACTTTCAATGGGTGAATGGAGTTAAAGATACTCAAGTAATATTTTACCCAGATCCAAAAGGTAGATTTAACGTAAGTTGGTTTCCAGAACAACACTTACAAAATAAAATAATAGTAAAAAAAGGAATTAAATATCCAGCTAATGAACACATGGGTGCTTTTGGTTGTGATAGTTATGATATATCAGGAACAGTAGACGGAAGAGGATCAAATGGAGCTTTACATGGTTTGACTAAGTTTAGTATGGAGAACTGCCCACCTAACCATATGTTTTTAGAATATATAGCTAGACCACAAACAGCTGAAATATTTTTTGAAGACGTATTAATGGCACTAGTGTTTTATGGTATGCCAGTGCTTGCAGAAAACAATAAACCAAGATTATTGTATCATTTAAAAAGAAGAGGATATAGAGGTTACTCTATGACTAGACCTGACAAGTATTGGAACAAGCTTTCTACTTCTGAAAAAGAAATAGGTGGTATACCAAACTCTAGTGAAGACATAAAGCAAGCACACGCAGCTGCAGTAGAAATGTATATACAACAACACGTTGGTCATCTAGGCGATGGAAATTATGGAAACATATATTTTAATAAGACTTTAAATGATTGGTCTAGGTTTGACATAAACAAAAGAACAAAGTTTGACGCCACTATAAGTAGTGGTTTAGCGATAATGGCTTGTAATAGACATTTATATGCTCCAAACGTAAAGGTAGAAAAACCAAAACTTAATATAAATATCGCTAGGTATACTAATACTGGTAGCGTTTCAAAATTAATAAAATAATATGACATATACCGCTGTAAATAATTATTTTCCTAGTCAAGTCGTAAGCGATGCAGAAAAGTTAAGTTATGACTACGGTTTAAAAGTAGCAAAGGCTATAGAGTTTGAGTGGTTTAGCAACGATACAAACCACACGCGATACGATAGTAATTATAGAAATTTCCACGAGTTAAGACTTTATGCACGTGGAGAACAATCAATAAAAAAATATAAAGATGAATTATCTATCAACGGAGATTTGTCTTATTTAAATTTAGACTGGAAGCCAGTACCTATTATATCTAAGTTTGTAGATATAGTTGTTAACGGTATTGCTGAAAGAACTTATAATATAAAAGCATATTCTCAAGACCCTTATGGAGTTTCTAAAAGAACTGCATATATGGAGTCTATAATAGAAGACATGAGAATGAAAAGCTTTGACGAGTTTACAAAAGAAAGTTTTGGTATAAACTTAGCTCAAAACGAACCAGATGTTTTACCTGGAAACGAAGAAGAACTAGCCTTACACATGCAATTGTCTTACAAGCAATCTGTTGAGTTAGCAGAAGAGCAAGCTTTAAATGTTTTAATGGACGGTAATAACTATGAGCTAATTAGAAAAAGATTTTATCACGATCTTACAGTTTTAGGTATAGGTGCCGTTAAAACAAACTTTACAACATCAGAAGGCGTTACTATAGATTATGTTGATCCAGCTAAATTAGTTTACTCATATACAGAATCTCCTTACTTTGATGACTTGTATTACGTTGGTGAAATAAAAACAATACCTATCAACGAGTTAGCTAAACAATTTCCTCATTTAGAACAATCAGATTTAGAAGAAATAAAACAAAGCTCTTCTTTATATAACAAAGATCACTATCAACATAGCTATAGTTATAAAGAAAACGATAAAAACAAAGTTCAAGTTTTATATTTTAATTATAAAACTTATATGAACGAAGTTTACAAAGTTAAAGAAACTAGTTCTGGAGCTGAGAAAGCTATAGAAAAAGACGATCAGTTTAATCCACCAGAAAATATGGAAGGTGGTTTTACTAGGTTAGATAGAGTTATAGAGGTTTTGTACGAAGGGGCTATAGTAGTTGGCACTAATAAGTTGTTAAATTGGGGTATGGCTAAAAATATGATGAGGCCAAAAAGTGATTATACTAAAGTTAAAATGAATTATAGTATAGTAGCGCCTCGTATGTATAAAGGCAAAATAGATTCGTTGGTAAAGCGTATTACAGGTTTTGCTGATATGATACAATTAACACATTTAAAGCTACAACAAGTAATGTCACGTATGGTACCAGACGGTGTTTATTTAGATGCTGATGGTTTAGCTGAAGTTGATTTAGGTAATGGAACTAACTATAATCCACAAGAAGCATTAAATATGTTTTTTCAAACTGGATCTGTAATTGGTAGAAGCTTTACAAGTGAAGGCGATATGAATCCTGGTAAGGTACCTATTCAAGAAATAACTAGTGGTGCTGGTGGGCAGAAAATGCAAGCGTTAATAGCTAACTACAATTATTATCTACAAATGATAAGAGATGTGACCGGTTTAAACGAAGCTAGAGATGGTAGTACACCAGACAAAAACGCTTTAGTTGGTATACAAAAAATGGCAGCGGCTAATAGTAACACAGCAACGAGACATATACTACAAGCTGGTTTATTTTTAACAGCTGAAACAGCTGAACAATTATCACTTAGAATATCTGATATTATAGAGTACTCACCTACAAAAGAAGCGTTTATACAATCAGTTGGCGCGCATAACGTTGCTACGTTAGAAGAATTACAACACTTACATTTATATGACTTTGGTATATTTATAGAGCTAACTCCTGATGAAGAAGAAAAAGCTTTGTTAGAAAATAATATACAAGTGGCTTTAGCACAACAAAATATAGAACTTGAAGACGCTATTGATATTAGAGAAATAAGAAGCTTAAAACTTGCCAACCAATTACTAAAAGTAAGAAGAAAAGATAAAATAGCAAGAGATCAAAAAATGCAGCAAGAGAATATACAAGTGCAAGCACAAGCCAATGCACAGGCTCAACAAGTTGCAGCGCAAGCAGAGGTGCAAAAAAACCAAGCTATTGTAGAGTCAAAATCTCAATTAGCTCAAGTAGAGGCTCAATTAGAAATGCAGAAAATGCAAGCCGAAGGAGAGTTAAAAATGGCTTTAATGCAAAAAGAATTTGAGTATAACATGCAGTTAAGACAAGTAGACTCAGAGTCTTTAAACCGTAAAGATAAAGAAAAAGAAGATCGTAAAGATCAAAGAACAAGGATTCAAGCAACACAACAATCTGAACTTATAGATCAGAGAAAAAATGAAAAACCACCTAAAAACTTTGAGTCAGCAGGTAATGATATAATGGGAGGTGGATTTGGATTAGGTATGTTTGAACCTAAGTAAACAATTTTATTAATTATATAATATTTTATTATGGCAAAGAAAAAAGAAACTGCAACTGAAGAAGTTGTAGAACAAAAACAAGATGACAATGTAACGAAAGTTGACCTTGGTAATATTGAAGCTAAACAAGACGACAATATAACTAAAGTTGATTTAGATAAAAAACCAGAAGATGAAACCAAAGAAGAAGTTGTTGAAAACAATACTGACGACGGAGGAGTGGTTGAGCTCGTTGAAGACGCCGAGCCCGTACAAAAACAAGAAGAAGTACAACCGGAAGCAGAAACACAAGAAACACCAATTGTAGAAGAAATAACTGAAGAAGAAGTAAAAGAACAAGTTGAAGATTTGGCTGAACAAGCTGAAGAAGCTATAACTAAATCTATAGAAACTGGAAAAGCATTACCAGAAAACATACAGAAACTTGTTGATTTTATGGAAGATACTGGTGGTAGTTTAGAAGATTATGTAAAGTTAAACAAAGATTATTCTGAACTAGACAACTTATCTTTACTAAAAGAATATTACAAACAAACTAAACCTCATTTAAACGAAGAAGAAATAGATTTTATGATGGACGACTATTTTTCTTATGACGAAGAAGTTGATGAGGACAAAGATGTTAGAAGAAAAAAATTAGCTTTGAAGGAGCAAGTTGCTCAAGCAAAGCAACACCTGGACGGTGCAAAGTCCAAATATTATGAAGAAATTAAAGCTGGAAGCAAATTAACTACAGAACAGCAAAAGGCTATTGATTTTTTCAACAGGTACAACAAGGAGTCAGAGGAGCAACAACAAATAGTTGAAAAACAAACTCGTACTTTTTTAAATAAAACTAACCAGTTGTTTAACAAAAATTTCAAAGGTTTTGAATATAACGTTGGAGAAAAAAGGTTTAGGTATAATATAAAAAATACGGATAATGTTAAAGATACTCAAAGCGACATTAATAATTTTGTCAAGAAGTTCTTGAATAAAAATAACGAAATGGAAGACGCTGCGGGTTATCATAAATCTTTGTATACAGCTATGAATCCTGATGCTATCGCTAAGCATTTTTACGAACAAGGTAGAGCTGACGCTTTAAAAGACAGCATTGCTAAATCTAAAAATGTTAATATGGACCCGCGTCAACAACACTCTGGTGTTATTGAAGCTGGTGGTATGAAAGTGAAAGTTTTAGGTAACAATTCTAATGACTTCAAATTTAGAATTAAAAACAAAAAATAACAATTTAAAAATTAAAAATTATGGCAATTAATAACGGGACTAATTTGAATAGTGTTCCAAGCGCACAGCAACAAACACTATCTACAAATTATGTTGATTTTACGAGCTCTGATACAGAAGGTTGGGCTCAACAATACTTACCTGAGTTAATGGAAAAAGAAGCTGAGGTTTTCGGACCTAGAACAATTTCTGGTTTCCTTAATCAAGTAGGTGCAGAAGAAGCAATGACTTCTGATAGAGTTATATGGTCTGAGCAATCAAGATTACACATTTCATTAAAAGGTACGATTGATTTAGATGGTGACGGTGCAGGTGGTGGTTCTAGTAAAGGACAGTTCACTGTGGTGTCTGATATTGACGGTAACGTGTCTGGTGATGGATTTACTATCGCTGACCACGGTGTTAGAAAAGGAGACGTTGTTTTACTTTCTACACCAGGTAAAGTATCAAGATGTAGAGTAAGAGTAGTAACAAACCAATACATTGGTTTACATGCTTATGACGAAGACGTTTTAACTGGTCACTCTGAAACAGCTAGCGCTGCTACATTATTAGTTATCGGTTCTGAATTTAAGAAAGCTGATAACTATGCTGGTGCTACTACAAGAGGTGCTAACGAGCCTAGTTTCAAAACTTTTACTAACAAGCCAATTATCATGAAAGATTACTACGAAGTATCAGGTTCTGATGCTGGTAGAATTGGTTGGGTTGAAGTTTCTTCTGAAGGTGGAGCTTCTGGGTACTTATGGTACTTAAAAGCCGAAGCTGACACTAGAGCTAGATTTACTGATTATTTAGAAATGGCTATGCTTGAATCTATTCCAGGTTCTAACTCAACTAATGTTGATGCTGACTTAGGGTTTAGTGTAGAATCTGATGCTGGTACTGAAGGTTTATTCTATGCTATTGAAGACAGAGGTAACGTTACTACTGGTGTATCTGGTGTTAACGCTGCTACTGATTTAGCTGAATTTGATGCTATCTTAGCTGAGTTTGATAACCAAGGTGCTATTGAAGAAAACATGATGTTTGTTAATAGATCAACTAGCTTAGCTATTGATGACATGTTAGCTTCAATGAACTCTTATGGAGCTGGTGGTACTTCTTACGGAGTGTTCAACAATTCTGAAGACATGGCACTTAACTTAGGTTTCTCTGGATTCAG